TCTGCCTTGCCGTTAGCAGGGACTAACTCAATGGCATTGTGTCTGATATAGGTATGAGATCCATCCGTTACGATGGGGCTATCCAACTCTGACAAGATCCTGTCTGTCTCCCTCGACAGTACGTCTTTAACTTCTGGCACTAACTGAAAAGGTATGTGGTTCATGGGATATGAAATGAAAAAGCCCGATGGTTAGTCGGGCCTTTGTGTTGAATGAATTGGCTAGAACAGGGTTACGGCATCGTGGTATGTCACATGCCTGTAAGGATCATCACTCCAATGCTCAGGATCGAACTCGACATCCCTGATGGGATGGCGAACATCAGTAGCAGTCAGATAGACAACTACCTTATTTCCGTTGCCTTCGGCAGACTGCCTTTGCAGTTCTGCGATTAATTCGTTGACTGTCATCTTCTCTCCATCATTTTCTAGCGTGGCTCCCTGATTTGCCTTTTATCGTGAAGCGTATTTATTGCGTAATTGCTCAAGCGTTAGAGGTCTGCCCCGTTGATCCAGAAGCTGCTGCAAAGTTATTGCTCCACGACGCCACAGATCAGCCTTGCCTACGCCAAGAATCTCGTTTTGTTGTTCTTCCGTTTTCCCTTGCAGGAACTGGTTGAAAGTCATCGTTGCCGGAACCTGTCCGCGATCTGATGCCCTCGTTCCGATCTTCGTTTCCTCAATATCGATTCCCATTTCCTTATATGTGCGCATCTTCGGCACAAGCAGGCAGCGATCATTGAAGTGGATCGGCGGATTACGGAACGGGATGTGATGCCCGATAGGTTCATGATCCATCGTCCATACCAGTTCGGCACGCGCAGCGCACAAAGGACACACATGCGAGTCAAGCGCCGTCAGCCAGCGCATTCCTTCCATGATGTCGGTGTTCGCCTTGAATGTGGCAAGACGCGCCTCATTTGCCACCGTCTGCACTGACGTATGCACAAGCGCCGCTCCATTCGCCCTGCTCACGTCCATGATTCCAGGCGCATCCCTGCTGCCGATTACCCTTGCGATGATTTGCTGATTCGTTTCGCCCTGCAATATCCCCTGCCTGACAGCGCCGGCAAAGTTGAATGCGGTCGATGCAGCCTGCTTTTCCCACCATGCTTTAGATGGCGCACCCTGAATCAGCACATCGCTTGCTATCTTTTCAAGAACAGTTGCGGTCGGCAATCCAGCCTCAAGACGAAACTCCAGCGCGGAACTGAGCATCTTTGCGGTGTCCTGCGCTTCGAGCGGCACAAGATCATCAATCGTGCTGCTCATTTCGTCGTATGACTGCGAGTAATAGTCCTTGATCGTGGCGTTTGCATCGCGCAGGAGAGCGTTCAGGCGCTGCTTGCCGAAGTCGGTCAGGTCGTCTTCCATCGCGAGTTTCGACTGCAACTCCTTCTGCATGCGCATCAGAAGTTTGATTACCTTCTGCTGTACATCTACTGACAATCGCGACAAGTCAATACTGCGCTCTATCAGGAGTTCGGCAATCGCCCGCTCTAAATCACCCATTTATCTGAACATCTTGCGGGTAATATCCATCACATCAGGATCTTCGGCTTTCTCCTGCGGCTTGTCGGAGAGAGTAGAGGTTTCAGGCCAGATGGGGGTGATATTTCCCGCGCCAAAGTCCCACATACCGTCTGACCACTTTTTACCCTCAAACGATGGCAATGTCGGTAGAGAGAATTCAAAAGTTCGTATCGTTTCACCAAAGAATGGAGTCAAATTATCGCCATCCCGAACCCAAAATTCTGGCCATGCGCCATTAGCGAACTCCAACTTCGGCCAATCAGTAGTAGAACCTGTGGCCCAATCCTCAAAAAAGCACTCAACAATTACTGTTCCGTCTTTCATTTCGATTCCTTATCTATGCCGCTGCGTTACCCGTTTTCGGATTGCCGAATCCTTGGTCACCTGTCATCATGCCGAAGTCAGGTTCTTCCGCTTTTAGGCGGGCTTCCTCTTCCGTCCATTTCAGTTCCGGTCGGATGATGCCGCGACGCTGCAACTCTTCGAACACAGTCTGTTTCGACAGGCCACGGCTCGTTCCTATCTTCTGCAAGAGATCAGCGGATGCGGCGGCAAGTTGCTCAAATCCGAAGTCGTCATAGATGTTGATGTTCCCGCCAGTCTTCTCGCCCACCCATTCAGCCATCAATTGCAAACCTTGATTGATAGCGTCTTTTTCATCTGCTGTAATGCGCTGCAGCGTACATCTGCCTTGCTCGTTATCGGATAGAGTCTGCGCTTCAGTGATGTTCGCGGGCTTAATGACGAGTAGTTCCGCACCTGCCTGCCGCATTTGATCTTCAAGGTCCAGCAAATGCTTCCTGCCTGCCTCGATCGCGGCACCAGAATGCTCAACGAACTTCATGTCACCTTGAATCGGAAGCTTTACAGCGGAAGATGCACCAACTGTAAGATTCCATTTATCGTCATCAACGCCAATGACTGCAAGGATCGGCACACGCGCCACATGCATGATCGTGTCCTGATCCGACTGTGACTGGAAATGCTTGACGTTCATGTGCGCCATTTCCAACAGCGGCGGCATCGCAGTCATGTAGCCTGTTCTGTTGCCATACACTGGAACGAACGGGATCTTCTTCAGTGTTGTCACGCCTTCGTCGTGCAAAACCCATTCGTCTGCATTGGCAGATGCGCCCTCTTTCTTCCGATATACTTCCCATTTGCCAGGATACAGAACGCGGACCTGCTCAACTTCCTTCTCGCCAAATTCGCCATCGTCCTCAATGACGCATTCACGAAGGCGCAGCAAAGTGAGTGTTTCCAGTCCGTTGATGCGCATAGACTTCCATCCCAGTATGTTCTGCGGATGGATCTGCACGAAATACGGTCGGACCCCTGCCTTTTGCTCATCGGCTGCGGTCCTGATTCCTTCAGCTTTCGGGTAATCGACTAGGATTCCAGATAAACCATAGGCAAGCGCCTGTTCACAGAGGCTAGCTGCAAACGAGTGCAGGTTCCTTCCCTGTAGGTCGATATCCTCACACCACTTCTTGATCTTCGCTGGAACGTCATCGCCATATGTAAGCGGCTTCGAAAACGGCTTTCCAGCCAACACCTCGATGGTCCGCTTGAACGCTGGGAATAGGGTTGCCACCTTCAATCTTGCGGCATAGCTCTCGTTATCCTCGTTCGGCCATTGCGGAAGATGACGTGTTCCAGCCTTGCGCATCGCAGGCGTGCCACCTAGCAGATCGGTGATGATCGGCCAATGTTGGCTCATGGCCGATACCGCACTTGATTCCTTTCTTACGCTATCGGCCATTGATGTTTTCCCCTGAAATGCAAAAACCCGGCACTTGGCCGGGTTTGGTGTTGGTTTCGAGAGAAGGATTTGCACCTTCACGCCGTAATCGTCTATTGGCTTACGACAGCCCTATGGTTGCGACCCATTGATTGCGTCTACTATTTCGCCATCTCGAATTCGTTTATGTTGTTATGCGCGCAGCGGCGTGACAGTCGCCTTGTTCGTCGGGATCGGGAACTCGTAGTCAATCATGTAGCCGATCGCCGTCGTGATGTGCTGATATTCCGTTTCCTCTTCCAGAAACGTCGATCCCTTCTTGACCTGCACCGTCGCCAATCCTTTATGCGTGTAAGGTGCCTGCTTAGGATTAACGTATAGAGAGATATCCCCTGCCGCATTCCTGATCTTCGCCCGTACCGCGTTCTGCCTGTCCTTGATCGCAGGAGCAGCAGGCTTTACCCTGCGCCGATACGTCCATCCGTGATCGCGCAAGACACCTTCGATCTCGGTATAGTCCGATGCATGCCCGTGTTTCTCGCCTGCTCTGCCGGCAGGATCGCCGTAAATAATCACTTCCCTGTTCTTGTGCTCTTTATATCTATCGACGAACTCAAGAGCCGATTGCCTTGAAACAGCCGAGGTCAGGATGATCTCTTCCAGCAGGAACAGGGTATTTGCACGTCTTACACCTATGCCGCTTGACATGGGCGTGTAGTTGAAATCGTGATACCACAACAGTTGTTCATGCGGGTGGATCGTTTCGGTCGTGTAGTTCGCCGAACTGTAATCCTCGTAAATCTTGCCGGATGCGGTTTCGAACGACGCCTCGTATTCCTGCCGATACTGCCTTGCAGACATTTGCCGCTTGGCGGATTCAATTACATCTAGCGGAAGGATCTCGGAACTCTTCCAGTGATACTGCTTCCAGTCTGGATCGTTCGCCGTCTCCGCGTACTGCGCCATGTCGTAATAATGGTTCAGACCATCAGGCACGCCTATCAGCCAGCACCATGCGCGGTAATCAGGACGCTCAGGATTGAACGTGTCCAGCGCAGGCCGGATGTTCGCTTCCCATGCTTCCGGCTTCACATCGGCAATCTCGTCGATCACGCCGCCCGTCCACAAGATGCCCTCTATGCGCTCCGGCCTGTCCAATCCGATCAGGTGGACTTCGGTATGGTTGTCAAGGTAGATGATCAGATCGGTCTCGGACGGCGCTTTGCTGGACAGACTGGTCAGGCACAGGCGTTTCATATCCGCCCAATAGATCTTCTTGACCTGATCCCGCGTCGGTGCCGCAATGAAGTAGCGCTCGCCCGAGTTCAACATCGCTTGCTTGGCGACGTAGCGTTTTGCCCGCTCCGTCTTTCCCGAGCGTCGTCCTGCTGGTACTACCTTGAACCTTACATTGTCATTAACCAGTGCCGTCTGTACGGGATGGTCGATCAGCTTGTACCATCGCGCCAGTTCGCGCTGCGTCAGGAGAGAGATAGCCATCAGTTCGGCATCCGCTCGCCTATCTCTCTCAGAATATCAGCGAGGCCAACTCCTCCGCCTCCGCCACCTGGAGAATTGGCGCGCGGTCGATTCACGTACCAGTCGCCTACCTCTTTCGCCGCCTGTTCCAGTAATTGGGCAGCAAGTGCGTAATTACGCTGCTTTTCCGCATTGGCCACCATCCTGCTCAGGGCACGGATGCGTACCGATCGATTCGCGATTCCAACCTCGCTCGCGTCTTCGAGAAACTTCTTCCTCGTTTCCTCAAACAGATCAATCCATTTCTTGCTCAGAGACTTACCAATCTGCTTTGTCGGATCATAGGCTTGGACGTGCGAACGCTCGATACTGATGCCAAATTCCTCTTTAACGGCTTCTGCAACCTGTGTTGGCGTGTCGTAACACGCAAGCGCTTGCACGATGAAGCGCTTAACGTCATCGTTTAGCGTTGCCATAATTTCCCCGATTTGTATATGCAGGGTCTAAGTCACGCCACCTTCAGATGGCATGTCCCGCACACTCTTGCTATATCGACATTGGCTATCTCTGCAGGCTTGTTTGCCGCCTCCACTAATCTTGCTGTTTGACCTGCAGCATTGCCAGAACCATAACGTCTGACGATGCCGATGAACTCTTCTACATCGTGTCCGCGTATGGTGTATTTCGGCATTCCATCTCTGGTAAATGCTGGCGCTCCAAACATGTCTCGTTCCTGTGCGCAGTGATACAACTCGTGTTCGATCAATGCACAGAACTCGGCATCTGATGCCTGTGATGCATAATTTGCGTCAATGGTGATCACGAATAGAGGTATTGATCGGAACCACTCGCGCATCTGTTGCTCCTGCCGGCCTTTCTGCCATGCGCTGCAGCGGAACATCGGCATCTCGGCTGTGCCAGCAACTCGGTTACCCTGCTTTACATACAGGTCATTTGTCCACAGCACACCGATATGCGCACCTTTCAAGTGGATATGCTCCTCGTTGTATAAGGGGCTGTCTTCGTACAGGAATGTCTTATCAATCCATTCTGCGACTTCAGGTGCCGGCAGATACAGTCCATGGTAGAGGTCTTGGCTCATTATCCTGTCTGGCGGCATTGGCCTTGGAGACGAGGATAAAACTCGCTTTTCCTTCTTCATTGTGCCCTGTATTTCTGCTTGATCTCGGCAACTGGAACGCCGGTCAGTTCATGGATGCGCAGGATGAAGAATGCGCTGATAGCGATCTGCCCATGCCTGATCCTGCATATCTGGATACGATCGATGTATAGCTTTTCAGCCAATTGGGAATCGTTGCGTACCTTGAATAGCTTTATCAGCCAGTCTATGAACTTGGATGGTGCGTAGTCAGGTTGCCTCATCACCGTTGTTCCCGTTGATGGGAATAGATGGGATGGTGCTTTCTGCATCATTCGCCCAATTCCAAGGTATCGACACCGTTACCGCAGTTCGCTTCGAATTGGCATGCAACCTCGACCGCTTGTCTTGCATTAAGCCCGAGATACATTGCGGCGACCGCAAAGTCACGTCCAGAGCCCATGGCAAAGAATGGCGATTCAACTTTCAGCGGGAATGGGCCTCGCTCATATTTTAAAATCGAGCCGTCTTCTGTGATGCATAACATCGCAACCCAATCGTCAGTGCGCTGAAATGCGGGAAGATTTTCTGGATTTGAACCGCGCTCAATCCAGTCAAACATTTCAATGCCCTTCGTGAAGTCGCCCGCACATGCAAACAACATACCATTTATGCGCCTGATTTTCGTCACTGGAACGATGTAGCCACCCATGTTGGCTCGCTTATCTGCGGCCAGCGTCTTGCCGTCGAATGCAATGACAGTCATTTCGTCCTCTTTCTCAGCGCCGCATTCTCCAGCGTCAACTGATCCACTTTATGTTTCAGTTCCGTGCAGTAGTCGAATAACTGAACCTGCTGAACGTATGCTTTCTTTATTTCCACGTTCATGCGGTCTATTTCGTTCTGCATTTCCTTGCGCTCAGATACTGCCTGCGCCAATAACGTCAGTGCTTCTATCTTTTCAGTGCGCAATTGCTCAATGGTGTCTTGCGCTTCTTCCAGCAATTCGGATAGCGCGAGGCTCATGACATATCTACCGTTAGAGGCTATTACAAGTTCTCAGGAATTTCACACCAATGAGTTGGAGCAGATCGAAGCTCCGCGTCGAACTCAAATTCTCCATCTATGGATGCATGCCCTGCGCTCCAATGCACTTCGCCATTTTCATATGTGTCCCAATATGCGACAGCCAATCCATGCTCAGTCCTAACCAAGACTTCCTTGCCTTTTTCAGGCATTTGTTCTTTGCATTCAATCATGATGTCTCCATTTATCAGAAATCAGCGAGCTCGTCTTGCACGCGCTGCCAATCCGAATACTCTTCATCCGTCTCTTCATCCACACTCGGGATTTGCGCAAAATATGCGGCAATCGCGACAATAAGCGCAAGCAGCGCGACAGGTAGCAGGTAGATGAAGGGATGCATGGTCAGGCGGCGAGCAGTTGAGCAGGTTGAGTTTGCGGTGCGGATTGTGTCGGCTTCAGGCGAGACTTGATTTCCCTGATCGGCATGTTAGTTGCGTCATGGATGGCGAGGATCATCTCCGGTCCCATCAGATGACGACCATGGCGCAGGCGCGTGATATTCGGATGGCCGACATTGAGATATTTGGCGAGCGCAGCATCATCGCGCAATCCTGCTTGCTTCTTTATGTCGTCAAGCAGGTGCTCAATCGCTTTATGTTCGGAATTGGTAATTTTCATTGTGGTACAAAACCATGTTCTAGCGCCCATTGTTGGGCTGATCTGGCTTGCTCGACGATGGCATCGCATCTGTCGGCTTGCTCACGAAGAAATCGCTCAACGTCTGGCGGAAGCTGGATTGAGGCGGGAGCGGGCGCATTATTTCCGGCGTTACTACTGGCAGCGGCGGGCATGAAGGATTCGCACGCTTTGGAAGAAATCCGCAGCCCACCAGCGGCATTGTCAGCAGCAGTAAGAGCAGCAGATTTAGCCTGCAA